CCATATCTAGATTGGCCTGTAAAAACTCTAACTTGCGTTTACCTTCGGCCTGATATTCCTTATCATCAGGATTATTAAAAAGTGACGTCCTCCATTCCTGGATTTCCTGAAATACCTTCGCATAACCTTCAGAAGCCTTGTTTAGGATTTCCAGCAGCTCTATTTCGTCTTTGGTTTGCTGGATCCGCTCTAAGGTTATATTCGCCTGGGACTGTTGCTCTTCAATGCCTAGTTGTGTACCACCTTTTATATGGTCTGATAAGGCATTATTAAACTCAATTAGCTTATCAAGTGCCGCACTGATTACACCATTATCCTGTTGGCCTATAGTATATAAAAGCTGTGTCCAACTGTCTGCTAAATTTGAAAGTTTTCCTGATAAGATTTCCGATATAGCTGCCATTGACCCTGTTACCCCTTCGGCATTGCCAAAAGCTTCAATCATATTCAGCGCCCCCTGTTCAGTCCGGTTGAACTGGACTTCCATGTCCCTAAATTTGCCTGTGACCTGGTCACCGGTGGTACTTACACGTACCCCAAATTCTTTCCAACGCTCCTGGTTGTTTACATCCAGCAAGGCTTCAACCAACTGGTCTAAATCCTTACCTGAAGAACTGGCGAAATCGCCAAGGGCTATCAATTGTTGTGTAGTAGCCTGGATACCCCTTTGTGCTAACTTTACGTAACTTTGGGTTAATTGGTCTACCTCAAAGGGTGTACTACTGGCAAAATCTTGTATTTTTTGGAAGGCTATTTGAGCCTCACTTTCAGAACCAAGGGTAGTTTTTAGAACGGCGCCCAACTTCTCAAATTCAGCTGTTACACTCACTACCTCACGACCGAAAGAAATAATCCTATCCACAGCAAAGAGCGCAGCCAGGGGGCCACCAATAGCAGCTATCGACCCGCCCAACTTCCCAAAGCCCCCAGTCACACCGCCAATACTGGTTTTCATTTCGCGGCCACTACGGTCTGCCTGGTCACCGGTACGCTTTATTTCCTTACGCAGCCTTTCCATTTGCCCATCGGTCAAATTGGCCTCTTTGCCAATTTCACCTAGCAGCTTTTCAAATTGCTGGTAGTCTTTGTAGTCTAATATAAAGCGTTCCTTAACTGCCATTCTAAAGCGTATTTAAACTTTGTTTAAAGGGTTATTTTCAAAGAGTTTAGTTAGCTGTATAAAATCGTCGTGTGTGATCTTTAGTAATTCCTGAAATTTCAGATAATCCCTTTCGGCATACCGAAAGCAGAAATTTTCAAAATCTGTTATTGCGTTTTTTGCAAGAATATCTTGCGGTACATTTCGGGTGTTTCTTTCATCTTTCGCGCTATCTGTTGGGCTTCCAGATCGCTCAATCCTTTCTTTTTTTCCAAATCCTTTAAAAACGTAGCCAAAAAAAAACCGTCTGTATCCATCGCCTGAAAGCCCTCTACTTTCTTTCGGTTAACATCATAATCAAAGACAGTTATATCTTCTTCCATTGTGAAGTAAACCAATGCCGCCTGGCTGTATAGAAGTCCTGGCGGATCGTAATTGCTTACTAGATCGTGCAAGGTCATCAGGATACCCGAACACATGGCCACGTCCTTTACCTTGAGGCAATGCAAAGCCCTTTCGATATAGGCCACCAGGTCTTCACGTTCCAGGCCTGATTTGTATTCAGCCGCAAAAGCCTCATACATCAGGTGCCTGGTATGTGTGTAATCGGCAAAATTCTCATACCGGTAAAGGGGTTTACCATCCATTTTTAGACCGGTATCCACACATACTTTTTTTGTTTTGGGATGGAGTTTCATTAGGCGTCAGGCTTGTTAATGGTTGGGTTTTTGTAGTAGAAGTTTTCAATATTTTGTTGCCAAACTTTCATTTGTGTAACCACACCGTTCACCTCTTTTGCAATAACCCGTATTTCCTGCATTACGGCATTCTGGTTGCTAGCATCTTGCTGGCGGTTAAGGGCTATTTCAGTATGTACCTTGGCAAGTTCTTCGGTAAAGCGTTGGTTGTTTTCGGCCATTTGCGCCCGCATTTCTTCAGCTTGCGCTGCTGATTCCTGCCGGATCAGTGCAAACTCTTTTATCATGCTTGCACCTTGTGCAGTTACCTTTTTATCAAGCTCACCAATCTTATTGTCACGGTGGACAAATTCAGAACGCAACCAGCGGTAAATTGAAACCAGCACAATCACCGAGCCGCTCACAAGCCCAAAAACCCACCCTAATAAATCCTGAAATTGTTCCATTGTATTTGTAAAAGAAGCCACCTTGATTAGGTGGCTTATTAGTTATCGAAAATAGGTTACCTGATAACCACTATCTTTATATCAATCTATCTGCACCTGAGGTGCCATTTGCACGAATTGTGTACCATCAAAAACAAATGTTGCCACCTGCGTTTTTCCGGCCACCCCTACAATGTCCACGCCCTGGATGTTATCACCAAGGGCAAGTGTTTCGGTACCTTGCGTTTTCCACTTAACTACCAGTTGCGCACCTTTCAATAGCTGCTCATGGATTGCTACATCCAACTGGCTGTTACCGGTGGCCTCCATCGGTTCGAAAAGAGTCAGGTTGTTGACCGCTTCAATGCTTTGCGTAGCTGCAAAGTCAGGAGTCAAATGCTCCGGCTCTCCCCAGGGGAACGACACCATTTTTTTATCATCAATTGCCATTGTGTACTATGTTATTGGTTGAAGAAAAATTTTTATTTACCCGATCGGCTTAACCCTGCTTTAGCATGTAAACCCCGTGTTCGTCGGTCCATGTTTTGTCTGCACCAAACAGCAAGGCACTGTTCACTGTCCGTCCTAAAAGAGTCCCATCCTTCTGGCCCAGGTAAGTCTCAACGGCAGACATACCCATCCGCACCATTTCAGGGTGGAAAAACAAGGCGCCGGATTTGTCGGTGGATTCAATATTTAATCCTGCATATCGTAAGGCATCTGAGGCGGTAACGGCATAAACAGAGCTGCGCATGTACACATCAAAACCCCATAGCCTTCCAACAAGCCCGGTAGGGATTATTGCATATCCCAACTTGCTTGCATCCTGCATTTCCGAATCATTTATGACATCATTGTACATAAATGCATCGATTACCATACGACGCCCTTCGAAAGGGACATTGTCCGCATTCATCAGGGTCATGATTTTGGTCACATCCTTTTTTAATAGCAGCTTACCATTACTGGCACCACCAATAGTCATTGCCGAAGCACCACCGGTAGTTTCGTAAACATTATCGCCCGACATATCAGGCGCCCAATTGTACAATGCCCTTTCATCCATACGGGTATTAAGCTTACGGGCATGTTTGGTAGTCGAAGTTTGCAACTTGTTGTATGGTAAGGTCACTTCATCCTCCATACCAATCCTTTGTGGAAGGGTGGCCATTACATGTGCTTTATAGCTCATTTTCTGGTTTTCGTGGGTTTCTACCTCCAAAGGGTACTTCTTAGGATCCTCAACAATACCCGGTTCTTCCTCTTCCAGGCTTACCTCAAAATTTGCATGGTTTTTACCTAATTCAGAATCAACGGTCACCCCTTCCTTAAAACTGCCATTGGGATCTAGTTTGGTTTGGAGCGTCCGCAAATACCCGGTAGTTACTATATCTTTTTTGGCAAGTTGTTCCCCTTCAGGGAATAGCTTATACAAAGGTGCAACTGCCAGCAGCATGGAAGCCGCCCCAACTATAGGCATTAGTATATTCTGGTCTACACCGGCATTCAGCAACGGTGTGGCCATCAGCCCGATAATCATCAGATTGAAGAAAAACGCTACAAACGTTTTTATAGGATCTAGTTTCATTTGTATATAATTGAACTGTTTAAAATTGATTTAAATACTGTTTATCGGCCTGCTATTTCAAGTGCCTTGACCTCATCTTTGGCGGCAAGGTCGGCAAAGCCTTTAGGGTCATTTTTCATCCAGTCGGCATAGGACCAATTGGCACGTTCGCCACCTTCCTTTTGGTCCTTCTTATCTTCATGAAATTGCGCCGTTTGCTGCCTTGCTGCCTCTACTACATCTGCCGCACTTAGCTGTGCATCTTGCAGTGCCTGGTTTTTGGCCTGCAAATCGGCATTTAGCTTTACCGACTTTCCCAGCTCCAGGCTCAATTCTGCCACCTTTTGCTGCACCTCATTGGCCGGGGCGTTTGCAGGCAATCCAAGCGAAAGCTTTACAGCTTCGTATGGGTCTGCCTTTAAACTGTTGATTTTAGCAACTGCATCGGCTACCGAGGCACCTGCTGACAGGCCTAACGCCTGGATTAGTTGTTCATCCATGTTACTGGGTTTTACTTTAGAAAATTGATATAAATCCTTTGCACTTTGCACGTTCAATTCTACCCGTTCACCGCTTTCAGGGTCAACCATGTACAGGCGCACCGCATTTCGGTCGGCAGGTATATCCACAAAGCTTGCTTCCAGCAGTTCCGATTTTATAATCGTCATATGCTCTTTGCCCTCAATATGGTATTGTGCGTCTTCAGTCCATTTATGGATCAGTATGCCAACGCTCACGGCACGTATAAAGTCCCTGTCGACCTTACCAGCTATTTTAGCGGCAAACTCATCGTCCATATCAAACTCAGGTTCAGCCGTCAAATTACCGTTCTCGATCTTCAGGTTCTTCCACCGGCCAATAGGCAATATCCTGCGGTCATGCATATAGAGCATTACCGGGTTGCCTTTAAAATGCTTAAGGAGCAAGCCCTTTAAAAGTACCCGGTAACCGTAGCGGTTCAGGTTGTTTTCACTGATTAGTACAAAGCGCATATCGTTGTATTTAGATTGCTAATTTCTAGCAAAAAACCACCCTTTCCTAATTAGCTTTTACGATTCGTTTTTATAGTTAAACGATTCGTTGCCAATAACTTACGATTCGTAAAGTAAATAATTTTTATTCTTTCAACATCGTGTTATTTAGCATCGGGAACACGGCGATATGAAAGCAAAAGACAAAAAAAACATAGCCTTCGAACTCTACATTTCAGGCAAGTTGCAAAAAGAGATTGCCGAACT